CACTCGGGTTTCTACCGCCAAGACACGTGTGATTTGCTGGTTCAACACATTTGCGATTAACGTTGCATATACGGAATCTGCGCATTCCGTAAGTAGCGGCCAGGGAATTTGTTCGCGCAGAACAAATTTTTCACAAAACGTATGCCATCGTGTACCCCGTGCCGCGGCGGCTTGCGTGATTTGTGCCGCCCGCGATTCTCCAACGGACTTGCGCCATTTAGTCAGCGCGGCACGTCCCTCAACATCGGTGTGAGACAGTACCGTCGAAATTGAAGGATACAGATGATTATTGAATTCATACCATCGGCGCCCATCCCGTTGCACTTCTTGGACATCTGGTGTTTGCCAAGATGCATCATACTGAATTGTTGATGCCGGCCATTGACCGGATTCCATTATGGTGTTGTCCGCAGTATCGGCTAAAGCAAATGTACGGGAATTCCATTTAAACATAGTGCTTAGTATCACATATACACAACGTTGTGTCAAGAATTAGATTTCTCTTTTGCCTGGTTTTGGTACATGAATTGTGCTATGCCGATGATGACTCTTCATTGCCGCAAGTTTATCCGTCCATGTGGAAGGAAGGTGATGTCGTCCTTGCCGAATATTGTCGCCAATATTTGGCGCACTAATAAGACGTTCAATGCTATTGGCAGTATTACAGTGCGGGCACGGCATCCGCGTAGGATCATCGCGTTGTGCAATCGGCAATTGTACATCAATAATTAATGTATTACATGCAGTGCACTGAAAATCATAATTTGGAATAACTCACCTCCATGAAAATAGACACACAATGGTCTTGATAAAAATATTTAGAAGTGTTATTAGTACTAATATATGGCTTGCGGTAGGTGTTTGGGAGACACCTCTCCCTTTCGGGAAGTAGGTGTCTCACCTTGCGTCTAGGCGCCTCGGTCGACTCAGAATGCGATGTACTGTGGCGGTTAGCCGATACCACAACGCAAGTAAATTACTTGCGACATCTGCCTCTCACCCTCACGGGTCCAACGGGGGGTCATTCTGCCCATTCTGACGAACAGAATCACCGTGCAGGTCGTGAGGTACCACGTACCCTGCATCATTGTGTTTCATCATGATGTTCCCATCATGCACCACGGGTCACGTGTCAAAACGATTAATCGGACAATCAAGCCGACGTACGTTTCTGATTGTTCATAGTATATAGCATTTTCAAGAAAAAATCACGCCGGTGTGCGAAATCTACCTTGTGTCAAGTTCATTTGCGAAAACACTGAGCGATCAACTAACTTCACAAAGTTTCCTGATTTATCAGATGCAACAAATCCTTCGTGCGGGCCTGCAACCAATCCAGTACCGGAGGAATAGAATGTTCCTAGCGATCCTTGTTGGTTCAGTTTATTAATCAGATATGTCTTCGCGCCGGTTACAGATTGTTGCCATGCGAGCACATCAACAAGCGCATCTTCTCGTGCAGTAACTAGCATGGTTAAACTTTCATACTTGTTCATAGCGGTGGCCTTTCCTGTGGGGGTTTTTTTAGTACCGGCCAGGGCCGCCGCACGCGATTGCAGATACGCAACAAATCGTTGCACAAAGACTTTGGGGCTAAGGGTAATGGGTTCACCCCCACGCACGAGACTGTTTTGAAAAATCATGAACTCGGATTGTAGCAGTGGCACTTCTTTGAGTTCCTTGACAAACGCATTTTGTGTTAGCAGTGGCGTACGTCGTGCTACGTCAGCAATTAATGTTTTGAGGGATTGACTTTCCGAGGCGGTAAAGGTTAATGTTCCCGATAAATCCTGATACTGTGAAGAAACTAATGCGACGTTAGTTGGGGGTCGTAGCTGTGAAATATTCGCGCCAGGGGTCGCGCTGAGGGTTTGAAGGGTGCTTCCCGTGTAGGTCGTATGAAAGCATACTCCAAAGGTAGCGGACGTAAATTTTTTACCTAGTTCGCTTGATTTCGGCACTCCATAGACAATCGTATTTGGTTTAAATGTAACGTGCACTTGTCCGTCAATAGTTTGGTCTTGTTTAATTTCAGGCGTAAATAAGACATCGCCTTGAAGGATGGACGGAAAGTTCATATTTTTAAGAGTGCGAAAGGCGGTTTGCATCGTGGTTAGCAAGCCGGGTTTTGCCCCATACAGAGTTTTCAAGTCGGCCTCGGATTTTGCAATCTTAGGCGTTTTAGCAAATGCACCTTTGGTGCCAACAAAAAACTTTCCATCCGCAGGATCGTTTCCCACGACGATGGCTGGTGCACCATCAATCTTGACGGTAATGTTAACTGGAGATGCTGCACTTCCGAGAAGAGATGAGGCCACGCCGCGCAAGACACGTAATGCTTCCTGTGCACCGGTGCCGTATTTGGTAATGACTAAATCTTCTAGATGGGTTAGATGGGTAATTACTTTTCGGTCGTCCGCTTCATGAAGCGGCATTTGTGAATGTAATTCAGCCCATGCAGCAAAATTTAATCTAGACATATGCATATTTAGGAACATCGCAGAGGACACTTGGCCCTCTGCGTGTCCGTGCGCATTACGCCCGCGTGGGCGTAATCGTAATCAAACGTTTCTGTTCTTTTTCAGGAATCACATTTTCTACAGTCACGGTCAAAATGCCATCCTCTAAGGACGCGCTACGCACTTCTGCGGTTTCAACAAGCGGAATGTGCTTTTCGAATGACCGCAGCGCGAGACCACGATACAGATACTGTTGTTCTTCTTTTACCTCGGGCTTGTGTCCCTTGATAACAAGTATCTGTTTCTCTACCGAGATTTCCAAATTATTTTTCTGAAATCCTGCCACAGCAAAATCTAATGCATAGACATTTTCTTTGAGTTTCCGAATGTTATGTGGCGGATACGCCGCGTTCCACCGTGCATCCGATGTGGAAAACTGTGTTCGGATATCATCAAACAGACGATCAAAACCAACTGTAAATTGGGCAAGTTCTGTGGGAAACGGGTCTTGTAGGGCAGTCAAAAACGAACGAAGGGCGAGTTGAGTCATAATAGTCCTCCTTGAGCGACTATAAATTCACGCCACTCCCCAAAGGCAAGTGACGCTACGATTACTACTATTATATAGCAAATGTTACGAATCCGAACTAGGAATTTCTGTTGCCCATGTAATATATTTCCAATCTCTAAGGCAATGTTCGAAAGTGTAGTATCGGTCAACAATTTCTTGCCCATAGGTATTGCACATGGATTGATACCATTCGGGATAATAGATTCGCCGTATATCATCCTCTGAATAAGTAATGGTAACGTGAGTCTCGGTTGTGCTATCGATATCGGTTAAGGGCCGGCTGCAGGCAAAGTATCGCATAGCTCACCTCGGATTAAAACAACTGCCGGGAAAAGATTTGAGTTCAAGACATTTTCTGCATGTGCCACAATTTTCATCCTTGTCGGGATGCACGTTCTTAAGACATGTGCGGACTAACGGTTTTACGTGATCGGGAATCATTTCCCAGTGTTGTAATTTGGTATATTCTTTAGTGGGAAAAACAATCGATACGGTGGGATGCATGATGTTCCATCCATCGTATAATTGCGCATATTTTTTCCACGGGGCATATAACGAGTCAGTTCCGTCGGATTCGTCTTGTGGCAAACTATATCCATACCAAATTGTTGAAATACTTGGATCTTTCGCACACCACGCTGAAGCAACGGCTAGAAATGGCCACAGTTGATAGACCCAGTGCGTTTGATCATTGGTGCGGGGGCGTTCATACGGAGTAAAGACGGTGCAAAATTTTACGTCACATTGCATAGCCGCAGCAATATTCAGGACGGCTTGTTTATTAAATGTGGCTGTTTCACCGGGGGAAGTATCTTCAATCGTAATAACCACATCTTCTGTGGATTTAATCGTCAATAATGCGGTGCTTTCGACGCCTCCCGAAAATAAAATTAGTCGCTTCATGTGAATCTCAATAAAACACGGTATCCCGAAACCAGAAAATCATAGTGTATCGATGACATCGTTCAACTGGATGCACCCCGTGTTTGATTTTACTACCATCAAAAAATGTCAGCCGATTTTTCTTTGGGGTAATGACTATACCATGTTCGGTATAAAATTCTCCCGCAAAAAAATTATCATTTAAATACAATGAGCTATTGTAATCTCCTTTACGTCGACCGGGATTATCATGCACATGAAGTTGTGAGTATGACCGGACGGGCCATGTTTGTAATTCCGCCTCATAACATGTGAGTTTTACGCGTAGGCGAGATTCAAGAAATTGTTGAATAATCGAAATAACGGGGTCATCCAATTTCAATACGACATTCCGTGTCGGATAAAATGCCATGTAAGGATGATTTTTCGCAATCATTGCGTCAAAGTGTGTCGCAACTCTATTCCGATATGAATCAATTAATGTCGGATCTAATACATCATCAAAAATATGCATAGAATACTTTTTAAATGGAGCGGGAAACGGGATTCGAACCCGCGACTTCGACCTTGGCAAGGTCGCACTCTACCACTGAGTTATTCCCGCACATGAACGTTGGAGTCTTTTTATTTTTCCATGTGGAGAATGCTGCTTTTGCCCCACGATAATAATTATGATATGCGCTTACGGTTGCGTCCCACGACGGCCCTAATACCTTATACTCATTCGGCATGGCTTGCGGCGGCGCACACACATCCCCTGTCATTTTATGTAGACCATGAGGAATGCATTCAAGTGCGTGATAA